TCTTGCAATATATAACAGTGTCTCAATTGTATAGCATTCAAGGATCGCACGAGTTTACAGGATTTACTTTGATTAATCCAATGATTACCAATTGGGAACATGACGAAATGGATCAAAGTAACGGAAACACTTTTGCTAGAAACACACTGTCAATTGAATATGAAAGTGTATCTTACGAGAGAGAACAAAGCGGAGAAGATAGTCCTCCTGGCTTTAGAGATCCTGCTTATTATGATACAGGAAAAAGTAAACTGTCTACTAATATTCCTGGCACACAAGGCCGTTTTACAACAGGCAATCTATGGGCAGACTTAACAAACGGCAATAGAGACCTGGGCACTCTTTTAAACGCATTTAGATTTATCAATCAAGATCTGCCTACAAACAACACAGGATTTAATATTCCGTCGGGACAAACAAATATTTTAGCAAGTGTTATAGGTGGTGCAAGTAGTTTTGCTTTTCCTAGATCTTCAAATTATAACGAACTTACACAGACATTGCAAAAAGTTTCAGATTTTTCAAATGTGTTGAGTGCATTAACAAATAGCGAAGTTAGAGACGAAGCAAGACGAAATCCTGCATTTGCAGCAGAGCTAGGACAATCTGCAATCAATCTTTTGCCTCCTAGTTCTTTTACAGCATCTTTACAACCTGTAGTAACGTCAATTGGTTTGCTAGGCAGTGTAAACGAGAGAAACGCCGCATATAACAATTTAAGCTCTAATCAAAGACAGAGTTGTGTAAATACTGCTGTATCTAATGTGTCAACATTACGAGCAAGGTTTTAACAATGAGTAGTATAACAGATCCTAGTATAAATCCAGAAACAAATCCTAATAATCCTAAAGGTAGTGTAAAAGCATTCTTTGACAAGTATTTTGTCAAAACAATCAGTATGAATGCAAACGAAGTAGATAGTGTTGTTGGATTTTTTGAAAAGAGAGGTTTTGACAAGCAAAGCGCAATTGCGACAGCAAGTGTTTTGCTACAACAGGCTAAAATAGATAATGTAAAAGTTTTTAGTCTACTGGATACACTTAGAGGTTTAGACGATGTTCAGATCAGTCAGCTTGTAGCAACCGTGCTTAACAGCAATAGAAGTGCAGTCAGTGGATTAGGCTATAAATTAAACGCAGACTTTATTACCAAAGAACAGAGAAATATCAAACTCTAATGTCACGTTTTGCGCAAGGAAAATATACACCCAAGAATCCTGACAAGTATGTAGGAGGACGTAGTCCTACTTATAGAAGCAGTTGGGAATTTGCGTTTATGAGATTTTGCGACACAAATGAGAATGTAAGCAAATGGGCAAGTGAAGCAATCAAGATTCCTTATCGAAATCCATTGAGCGGTAAATTTACAATTTATGTTCCAGACTTTTTTATTGTATATGCAGATAAAAATGGAAAGCAACACGTTGAATTAATAGAAGTTAAACCTGCGAATCAAACCATCCTAGAAAAAACAGGAAAAAGTAGAGCTAATCAATTACATTTTGCAGTAAATCAAGCCAAATGGGCAGCAGCAAGAGCATACTGTAAACAAAAAGGAATGATGTTTCGTGTGGTAAACGAAGGAGATATTTTCCACCAAGGCAAGCGCAGATAAATAATAGTAGTATTTAATGGACTACAACAATGACAAAGAAACTTGAAGAAATGTTAAATTTGCCAGAAAACAAAGACTTACCAGAGCAAGAGCCGGAAGTCGAATTACCAGCAGAACATGAATCTACCTTTAGAGACATAGAAGAATTTGATAAGATAGCCAGTGCGCTGCCTACTGTAAAAGGCTTAGGAGACATGGCAGACAAAGAACTCAACGAAGTTGCAAACAAAGCAATGAGTGCATATGAGGATCTAATGGACTTAGGCATGAATGTTGAAAGTCGATATAGTGGAAGAGTTTTTGAAGTTGCTGGCACTATGTTGAAAACAAATCTAGATGCAAAAGTTGCTAAACTAGATAAAAAACTCAAAATGGTTGAGCTACAACTTAAAAAAGAAAAAATGGATAGAGACAGTGGCCCAGGAGATGGAGACATTGTAAACGGTGAAGGCTATGTTGTAACAGATCGCAACAGTTTGTTGGAAAGACTCAAGGGCCTTGATAAAGATAAATAGCATATGCGAGTAAAAGAAGTAATCATAGAAGGTTCTGATATTGCTTTACTATATCATTCTACTTCATATACACATGCAGCAGGTATCCTAAAGGACGACGGCTTCAAAGGCGGGACTGTTGATGGTAATGGACGTATATCAAGAGACAGTTATATAAGTTTTAGTAGATCTCCTAGCAATATGTATAATAGAGGTAATATAAATTTAGGCGTTACTTTTGAAATAAATCAGGAAAAATTAGAAAAGATATTACAATCTGGAGCAGATGCAGATACATCTGGAAGACAATACGGATTAAAGCCTTTTGTATTCCATCCCAAATACGTTGACGAACTTGAGACAAGATGTGACATGAAAGGCTGTGAAAAACTAAAAAATTTAAAAAAATTTGTAAGAGCTATACATGTCTTGTCGCCCGACAGTGTAAAAATTATTGCTGATGCCGAAGCAGGCTTAAAGGATATTCCTGCGGTAGAATTAGTAAACATGAAGAAACATGCAGAAAAACGTGCTGCTATGGCAGATGATGTTTTAAAACTGGCTGCACAAAAAGGCTTGCGCACACATGTATATTTAAATCGCGCTGATTGGTTGAATAAACGCATTGACAAAAGTTTCACACCACAAAGAGGCAAACCGTCAAAAATATGGCGAATAGTAAAAGCCCTAGTCAAGCGTAATATTGTTGGGGCAGTTAGGATAGCAAGAGATAAATAGTATATAATAGGATCCTTAGATATGAAAAATTTTGCTGATTATTTAACTGAGTCAAAAAAGACTTATGAATTTAAAATTGGAATTGCAGGCGAATTGCCTGAAGATTGTGCAAACACAATGGAAACAGCCATGCAAAAGTTTGGTTGCATTAAGTTATCAGATGGTAAGAAAACACCAATACAAGAACGTCCATTGGATTTTCCACAGTTGGAAAATATGGAAGTTACATACTTTGAAACTGAATGCACATATCCAACTACTCCTCAAGTATTGCAATATTACTTAGGACAATGCACAGGTATACCACAAAGCAATATTATTGTTCGTAGTCCAAATGAGCAACAAGAATTATATCAGCAAGAAGAAAAAGAAGAAGAATACACAGCAAAATTGACAATTGAAGACATGGGCGGCGAAAGCGCTCAAGAGTCTGTTGGCGGCAACCGTGTAATGGATCTATTAAAAGAATTAGAAACTGCTCGTAGCGAAAGAAGCAACGACTATGTAGGCGACGGTCCTGTTGGAGAAAGCAGCGACATAGGTGATGCTGAAAACTCTAAAAGCACCATAGGAGCATAAAATGACAAAAATAAATGAAGAAATTAATATCAGCGGTAGTGCAGAAGAACTGCTACGTCTAATGAAGCTAGCCGGTGCCGATGATGCAAAACCAGTGGATGCAGGCGATATCAGCAGTCATACTCATGCAGAGCCAGAAACAGGCGGTTGCGGTAGTTCGTCTGAGGACATGGGCGATTACATACGCATGGTATCTACAGAAGAAGAAGAAGTTGACGGCGACTTTCAAGACGCTACAACAGAACCAGATGAAGATTATACAATGGACGTGAGTGCTAGCATACCAGCTGGAAACGATTTAAATCGCAAAAAGGATTTAAGAGCAATACGTGTTAAAGATCCAGCAGTAACACTTGAAGACAAGCTACGTGCAGAATTAAAAGGTGTGTTAGCTGAAAAAATGGCAGCGTTACAAGAACACGATGATGCACCAGATTGGGTTAAAATTTTTACGCCTGGAGTAGCAAGAGCAATGATGGGTCATCCAGACTTTAAAACAATGTCATCTGACCAAATGCGTCTTCCAGGAACAAGCGGTAACAACCCCGGAATGTTTTACAAGCCAGATGAACTAGCAATGCCAGAGCCAGAATTAGATAATCCACTAGCAAGAATGATAAGCAAACTTTATGCTGCTGGCGAAATTACACATGACGAATACGAAGACAGTATGGAAAAAATACAATCCTATACCGGAGATCCAGAAGACTTTAAATGGTCAGGGCATAACGAGTCAACAGATGTGTGTGAGAAATGCGGAAAAGAAAGCTGGAGAACATTAACCGACGAAGAAATAGAAGAAGGCGAACGTCACGGTAACGACAGCATGTATGACAAATGCTGGGACGGTTTCGAACGGGTGCCAGGAACAACACGAGGCGAAAAAGGTTCGTGTCAGAAAAAAACATAAACATTCCCCCCAGAACTCAATAGCGCCTAAGGGCGCTATTTTTTTGATTAAATACAGTATGAGTAAAAGTTTAGACGGTGTTTTAACCAAAAAAGCAAATCAAAGAGAAACCTACACAGAAGATCAGATACAAGATCTTGTTAAGTGCATGGATCCTGATGTAGGCTACTTGCACTTTGCTAGACACTTTGCACACATACAGCATCCTATACAAGGCAAACTTTTGTTTGATCCATATGAGTATCAGCTAGGACTCATGCACAGTTACCACACTTATAGATTCAACATAAACATGATGCCTAGACAAACAGGCAAAACTACTTGTGCTAGTATCTATCTTGCTTGGTATGCAATGTTCAAACCTGATCAAACTATTCTGATTGCCGCACACAAATACACAGGTGCGCAAGAAATCATGCAGCGCATACGCTACGTGTATGAGTTGTGTCCTGACCATATACGTGCTGGTGTAACAAGCTACAACAAAGGCAGCATCGAATTTGAAAATGGATCTCGTATCATCAGTCAAACAACCACAGGAACTACAGGACGTGGTTTGTCTATTTCATTATTATACTGCGACGAGTTTGCATTTGTGCAGCCTAATATTGCAGAAGAATTTTGGACTTCAATATCACCTACGCTAGCAACAGGTGGTCGTGCTATTATTACCAGCACACCTAACAGTGACGAAGATACGTTTGCAACTATTTGGAAACAAGCAGAACAAAAGTTTGACGAGCATGGTAATGAAAGCGATGTTGGTATAAACGGATTTCACGCTTTCAAAGCACACTGGAGTGAACATCCTGACAGAGATGAAGAATGGATGAAGAACGAAATCGGTCGTATTGGCGAGGAAATGTTTAGACGAGAATACGAATGCGAATTCTTGGTATTTGATGAAACATTGATCAACAGTATTAAATTAGCAGCAATGGAAGCAAGAGATCCTATAGTAAAAATGGGAGAGGTGCGCTGGTATAAAAAATTAGATAGCAAAAAGTCTTATGTAGTAGGCTTAGATCCTGCAATGGGCACAGGAGGAGATTTTGCTGCAATACAAGTTGTAGAATTACCAACATATGAACAAGTAGGAGAGTGGCAGCATAATACAACTGCTATACCAGGACAAGTAAGGGTATTGAGAGATGTATGTTCATACATTTACGAGCAGACTAACTCAAATAACATTTATTGGAGCGTTGAAAACAATGGCATTGGAGAAGCTGCTCTGTTAGTAATACAAGATTTTGGAGAAGAAAATATACCAGGATTGTTTATTAGCGAACCTATACGTAAAGGGCATGTGCGAAAGTTCCGCAAAGGATTTAACACTACGCATGGCAGCAAAACTACAACCTGCGCAAGATTAAAAACCATGGTTGAAAATGACAAGCTGATTGTCAACAGCAAACCTTTGCTCAGTGAGCTTAAAGCATACATTGCATCGGGCAGTAGTTTCCAAGCCAAGCCAGGACACAATGACGACCTTGTTAGCAGTCTTTTATTAACACTAAGAATGATGACAGTAATGAAAGATTGGGATCCTACAGTGTATAATACGTTTAGTCAAATTGAACATGAAGATGATTATGAGATGCCAATGCCGATCTTTATAAGTAGCAATTATTGATAAATAACATATAATGATAAAATTAGATAAAATAGCAGAACAATTGTTTAACAAAATTCGTGGCCGCTTTCCAAAAGTAACTATTGGAGATAGCGAAGGCAACGTTACCAATGAACCTGACTTGGCAAGATACTTTGATTTTGATTATATCATAGGAGAAGACACAAGTTTAGGAAATGTTAGTATTAGTTTAGATGAGGAAGAAGGCCTTGTTGTCATGTTCAGCAAAGATTTTGTTGAAGGCAGCTATGGTTCAACAAAAAATGACTGGTATAATTTTTTAAAGGAAATGAGACAATTTGCTAAAAAACGTCTAATGAAATTTGAAGTGAGAGATTTAAACAGATCAAACCTCACAAGAAGAGATTACCAATTTTTAGCACAGAACCGCCCTGGAGATAAAACAATGTCAGAATCAAGAATGTATGGAACAAACAAAACCAGTTTCCAAAAAATAGGAAAGGCAAAACTCAGCATAAAGCACTCGGCGCCTATTAACATGGAAAATGCAAACAGTAGAACTGGAAAAATATCCAGCATTTTTATTGAATCTCCTGATGGTGAAAAATTTAGATATCCATACAAGCATTTAAGTGGTGCTAGAGCTCTTGCTCGTCATGTTGCAGAAGGCGGACATGCATATGACGATTTCGGCAAGCACATTACTAATCTAAGCGGAGAAATGGCTAAACTGCGCAAATTTAATACATACATGAATCGCAGTAGTGTAATGGCCGAAGCATTACAAGAATATACCGATGTTGTAAAAGAACGTGTTAACAGTATTAAAAAAGAAATTCAAAACTTACAAAAAGAATCTTATTATAAAACTGCATTAGAAAATTTTGAACCTAGTATAGTTGAAGATGTGCCTACTGATATATCTGATGCATGGGTTGAACAACTTACAGTGAAGCAATTTAACGAAGAACTAAAAGATGTATTTCCTTACATATACAATCTAGTAGGGGAAACTAAAGTTCAAGATATTACACTTGAAGATATTATCAGTGAGTCAGACGCCCATACAGTGCAAAGAGGCGAAACCGTAGCAACTATTGCAAAAAGAACAGGTGCAAGCGTTGACGAAATTATTAGACTGAACAATTTAGATGCAAATGCAACAATATATCCAGGACAAAAATTAGCTTTGCCTGCGACAGGTGTTACCGAAGAAATTGGCATAGACGATGTAACTAAAACAGGCAGTATAGATAAACTAGAAGGTCCTGCTGCAACTGTAAAAATTAGACCAGGAATGACACTGTTTGCTATAGCAAAAATGTTTAACAATTTAAACAATCATGGTGGCGACATTAACGACTTTGTCAAAGAGATAATGCAGGCAAATGGTATAATAGATCCACGCAAATTACAAGTAGGCGATGTAATTGATATTCCATATTCAATGGGAACAAATGCAAGAGGATCAAGCAGAGGCTTACCACCAGGAGGGTTTACTGCATATGAAACAGCAGTAGATGAAGCAATCGACAATTTAATGGGACAATTTGCTGAACCAGTAAACGAAGCAAGAGCATGTAATTGCAATGAAGATTGTGCTTGTGGTGGTAATTGCACACCAAGTTGTAATTGTGGGCCAGGATGCGGTTCAGTTAACGAATCCATAAATGAGCACGATACAGGCATGCAATTGAATACCGAAAAAGTCCAAGATCTAATCAACCGATTTGTTGCATGGGCAAACAAAGAAACACCGCCGCCAGCAGATGTAGACCCTGAAGATGTAGAGGCTTCTATACGTTTTAGTGACATAACTCCTATGAGTGAAATAAGTCAAGATATTTGGGACACTGCACATGAACTAGCAGGCGAAGGTGTGGTAACGCTTGAACATTGGGATAAAGCAACAGAACAGGTTATTAATGCTTTACCCGAAGACGAGCAAGCATTTGTTAGACAACAATTAAATGTTCCTGATCCAACAGATTCAAAAGGCAATGTAGACATTAAGAAGCTGCCCGCAGAGTTTGCCAAATGGTTCAAGAAACTACAAAAATGGGCAGCAGAATCATACAAAAATCTAGGATTCAATCCTTATGATGATGCAGAATCAGACGAGGAACATGAAGAATACCCGGATGCAATACGTAGACTAGGCGAGGAAAACCATACTGACGCTGATTACTCAAAATTAATTGATAGATTAACCAAACTATTAAAAAAAGCCGAAGCAGCAGGTGATAAAGAAAAAGCAGAAAAAATAAAAGCAACAATAGACAGCTTGATGCCTAATTATGGCATCGAAGATCCACGGGGAGCAGCATATACACATATAGGACCTGGAACTGTATTAAGTCACAGCATGTATAGCGAAGGCATAGATAAAAAACTTCCAATTAGTGAATTTATATTGAGCTACTTTGATAGGCATACAGGTCAGTTTCCAAAAGGCGAAACAGCCGTATTAACAATGGTAGAAAAAGAATACGGCGAAAACTTTATTAAACCAGCTCAAGCGTTCATAGAACAAGTTCACAACAAAGTATCAGAGGTAATGGGCTATAAAGACAACGAGTTAGAAGAAGGGTTTGATCCAGAGCATTTTGACGATGAAGTTGAAATGGAAATACCAGGCGACGACGGCGAAATGGACGATGCGACTATAAGTTACACAGCTACAATAATAGATGGTAAACCTGTAGTTCACCCTAGATCAATTCGTGCATCTGCACATGGTAACAATCCAAATGCAAAACTAGCTAACGATGACGAGACTGCAACATACATAGCTCAACAAGATAAAGAAGTTTTAGCTACTTTACAACAACATGCAGAAGAGTTGTGGGCAGAGCGAGACAACGACTACAAAGGCGGTTATGGCGAAAGCGAAGAACTAAATAGAATTACATCGTTAGCCGGTTTAAGATAATCGGCTAACTATTTGAAATTTTGTCAAAAAAATAGTTGACAAGATAAATAAACTTGTGTAGTATAAGAATTGTGCTACACATATTAGGCACAAGCACATAGGCAATATATAAGGAGGCATAACTATGGCATCATTAGCAGAAATTAGAGCAAAGCTCAAAGAACAAGAAAATCGTTCAAGCGGTGGCAACACAGGCGGTGGCGATAACGCAATTTACCCATTTTGGAATATGAAAGAAGGCGAGCAGGCAACACTGCGTTTCTTGCCTGATGGCGATGATTCAAACACTTTCTTCTGGAAAGAGCGTTTGATGATTAAACTTCCATTTGCTGGAGTTAAAGGTGAGACTGATTCACGTCCAGTTCAAGTGCAGGTTCCATGTATGGAAATGTATAGCGAATCGTGCCCAATTCTTCAAGAAGTTCGTGGTTGGTTTAAAGATCCATCACTAGAAGATATGGGTCGTAAGTATTGGAAGAAGCGTAGTTATATCTTCCAAGGTTTTGTTGTTGATGATCCACTAAAAGAAGATTCGCAACCAGAGAATCCAATTCGTCGATTCATTATTGGTCCGCAAATCTTCCAACTTATCAAAGCAGCACTAATGGACCCAGACATGGAAGAACTGCCAACAGATTACACTGCTGGTGTAGATTTCCGTTTGTCAAAAGGAACTAAAGGCGGTTACGCAGACTACGGCGCAAGTAATTGGGCACGTAGAGAGCGTCCACTAGGTGATGCAGAGATGGCAGCAGTGAACACACACGGCTTGTTTAATCTCAATGATTTCCTTCCTAAAAAGCCAGGCGAGGTAGAACTAAAAGTTCTTACCGAAATGTTTGAAGCAAGTGTTGATGGTGAAGCATATGATGCCGATCGTTGGAGTCAATATTTCCGTCCAAGCGGCATGGCAGCTCGAACTGGTGACCCTGTAGCAGCACCAGCAGCAGCACCAGCAGCAGCACCAGCTCCTGCGCCAACTCCTGCGCCAGCAGCAACAGATGATATTCCGTTTAAGTCAAACGAGGAAGTTGCAGCTGAAACAGCAGCACCTGCAGAAGAGTCAGCAGGCGGCGCACAAGACATTCTAGCAATGATTAGAGCACGCCAAGGACAATAATAGAAAGGGCTTCGGCCCTTTCCTTTACTTTTTAGAATAGGAGATAATATGGCTACTAAGGCATTCGATCCTTCCAAGTTTCGAAATTCATTAACAAAATCTATTAAAGGTATGAGTGCAGGCTTTAATGATCCATCAGATTGGATCAGCACA